TTCACGCTGAAGATGCGGCTTACGGCGTAGATGATCTTATGACACCCTGGGCGGCACGTACTCCTATTATAGTTAAATTTTCTACCGAGGTAACGGGCGACCATTTTTGGTCTGCTTCTGCCTATATAACTTCTTTAGAGGTTAGCGCGGGTATGGAAGATAACGTAACGTACTCTGCTACATTCGAGCTTACGGGCGCGATTACTTACAGCAATAACTAATACCACAACACAAACACTTAAAGCAAATGGTAAAGAGAGTTAAAATAGGAGGGGAAGAAAGAGCAGTTAAGTTCGGCTTCGCCGCGCTAATGCAATTTACGGACGCTACCGGGTACACCCTAGCGCAGCTGGATTCTATCGGAGACAGCCTAACACTAAGCCAAGCTATCGAGCTTATTAAAGCCGGGCTTAAGCAAGGTGCTAGAGTAGAGGGGGAAAAGTTTAACGCTACTACGGAAGAGGTGGCCGACTGGTTAGACGATAACCCAGTAGCTTTAGAAGAAGTGCTAGCAATCTTTACCGAAAGCTTTACACCTGCAAAAAAGTAGAAGGGGCTAGGGGCCCGAAAGGCCCCGAAGCCCCTCTTACTTTTGACCGCTGCGAAGAGATAGCCCTAGGCTTACTAGGTTATAATTACAGCGAGTACTTACACCTTACCCCGCGCAGCCTTAATAATGCTGTAGCGGGTTTTAGTGAAAAGAGGGAAGCAGAGAGCCGCGAGCTTTGGGAGGTAATGCGAAGCCAAACGGTAACGCTAGTAAATCTTCAGCTACCGAAAGGCAAAAGAGTAAAACCGAAGGAGCTCTATAAATTTCCTTGGGACATTACACAAAAAGCAGGGCCACAACTAACTAAAGCGGAAGCTAAAGCAATACTAGCGAAATGGCAAAAAAGAGCAATATAAGTACTAACATTGCGATAGGTGCAAACCTTAGCGGACTTACTAGAGGCTTAAAGGTAGCCGGTAGTAAAATGCGCCGCTTTGGATCACAAGCGAAAAGCTTAGGAATGAACCTAAGCCGTAGTATTTCTGCTCCGCTTATTGGCTTAGGTGCTATTTCCGTTAAAACCTTCTCCGGCTTTGAGGCCGAGATGAGTAAGGTAAAAGCCGTATCGGGAGCCACTACCAAAGAATTTAAAGCACTAGAGGCCCAAGCTAAAAAGCTAGGGGCTTCTACTACGTTTACAGCTAGCGAGGTAGCCGGTCTACAAACCGAATTCGCTAAGCTTGGTTTTACTGCTAGCGAGATAGACAAGGTTACCGAGAGCACCCTATACCTAGCGCAAGCTGGAGGGGCCGAACTTGGCCGAGCTGCTGAGGTAGCGGGATCTTCGCTTAGAGCTTTCGGCTTAGATGCTGAGGAAACCGGACGGGTTACCGATGTAATGGCTAAGAGCTTTGCGACCAGCTCCCTAGATATGGAGAGCTTCGCCGAAGCTATGAAGACTGCGGCACCTATTGCCAAGGCTACCGGCGTAAGTATAGAAGAGGCTAGCGCAATGCTCGGAGCTCTAGCTAACAACGGTATAAAGGGCTCTATAGCAGGAACCGCTCTAAAGAAAATACTTAGCGAGCTGCACCAGGAAGGTAAGCCAATGCGCCAAACCTTTAGAGAGTTAGCAAGCCAAAACATCAACCTAGCAGAAGCTAACGACTTAGTAGGGGAACGCGCTAAGGGTGCTTTATTAGTGCTTACTGAGCAGATGGGTACCGTAGACCAGCTTACCACTAGCTACGAAAATGCACAAGGCGCCGCGGCAGCTATGGCCGAGGAAATGATGGATAATACCGCCGGAGCCTTTAAGGAGTTACAAAGTGCAACGGAGGGCGCCCTTATTGAATTAGGCGAAGCCATTACCGAAAACGAAATATTTAAGAATGTGCTTAAGGGTCTTACCGAAACTATGGGTAAGATTACGAAAGCCATTAGCGGAATGAGCGACGCCCAGCTTTATAACAAGGTTATACTAGCGGGCTTACTCGCTATGGTACCTTTAGTTATTGCAGCTGTAGGCTCCCTTACTTTAGCCTTCGGATCTTTGACCGTCGCTATGGGGCCTTTAGGTATAGCCATAGCTGGAGTAGTAGCTTTGTATTTAGCGCTACGTAAAGAGGTAGACCTAACGCAGGAGGCAGTAGATAAAGCCGTAGGTAGTGAAGACCAGCAGAAAGGTTTAGAAGAACTGCAAGGCAGATTTGACCTGCTTACTAAATCTATAGGCAACCAGCTTAAAGCTATAAAGAAATTTAAAGACGGTTATAGTAACCCGTTTTACGATGCTGAAGAAACCAAGCGCTATAAAGATTTAGTAAAACACCTAAACAAGCTTCGCGAAGAGCGCCAAAAAGTTAGAGAGGGTATTTACAAAATTCAAGACGCGCAGCGCGAGAATAATAAAACAACCGAAGAAGGGGAAAAGGCTACTAAAAAGTACGAAGCTTCTATTAAAACTGTAGCTAGAGCTTTAAACGTTGATTTATACCCTAGCCAAAAAAGAGTAAAAGAATTACTAGATAATAGCTTTAACCAGGTACATACTAACAATTTAGTAAGATACAAGCGGGGGTTAAATGATTTATCGGCACCTCTAAGCCAAGCTATAGACTTAACCGCAGGTTTAGGTAGACAAATTGCCGAAGGCTTCGGTAGTGCTATGGCCAATATGGTTATGAGTGTAGACGAGGCGTTTACCTTGTATAATGATATGGTAGACGAGGGAGCTAGCAGAACGGAAGCCTTAACCGCTTCCGTAGGTCTATTAGCTACTAGTTTTATGCAAACCCTAGGCCAAGCTATTCAAAGTATAATAGCCCAGCTTTTAGCAGCTGTAACAGTAGCAGCGATCTTAGCGGTAGTATTGAGCTTAGCTACCGGAGGATTAGCGGGCACTAGCTTACAAAGTATAGGTACAGCTATGAAGCTCGTAACCTTACCTGCTATGGGTATACCGGGACTAGCAGAGGGTGGTATAGTTACCGGGCCAACGCTTGCGCTTATTGGAGAAGGCCGCGAGAGCGAGGCAGTAATACCACTTAGCAAGCTCCCACAAATAGCAGGAGCTAACGGAGGAGGGGCTGTAGAGGTGTACGGACGCCTAAGCGGCCAAGACATCTTACTAAGCACCGAGAAAGCAAATAGAACACGAAGCAGATATAGAGGTTTTTAAATATGGGTTTAAGGTTATATAGTGAATTTCACAGCTCCACTAACAAGCTATTTAAGGTAGAGATTTACGACAGTAGCTACGGCGGTACAGCGCAAGACTTCGTACTAGCTAGCGACGGATTTACGTTAAATTACAGCGGAGAAACCGACGATATAGTAAGCCCTATTATAAGCTCTAACTGTACGGTAAGCGCTTATAATGAAGATGCTTTTTTTGACAACTTCGTAACGGATCTTAAGCAATACCAAGAGAAGCGATTTACGCTTCGCGTATTACTACACAACGGCACCAACTACGCGCACTACTGGGCCGGTATAATAATGCAGGACTTAGTAACGGTAGAAGATACGCATAAGCCCTACGTCTTTAGTATTACAGCAGTAGACGGTATAGGTAGCTTAGCTAATATACCTTACGAAAGCGTAGATAACGTAACTATAGAAAGCTTTATAGAGAGTGCTGTAGGAGCTATAGGCTTAGATGAATTATATTTAAGTAACGATAATTTTTACTCAACCGTAGTAAATATTTGGGACACTCAGCAAACCTATAGCGCTACTACTGACGTAACCACATTAACGCGTTTTAGCGCCTTGGTATATTCCGAAAAGCAGGAAGACGGTACAGTAACTTACTCTAATTATTTAGAGATCTTAAAAGAGCTTTGTATAGCTTTTGGCGCTAGGTTCTACCAAAAGGACGGCGTATTTACTTTCGAGCAATATCTAGAAAGGGCAGAAGATGAACGCATAGTATACACCTACTTATTTGACGGAAGCCTAGACTCTACAGCTACAGTAAACGACGACGTAACCCTCGACGGTACAACCGGAGGAGGGGCACGTCTAGCGGGTAACCAGTTTAACTTCTTACCAGCACTTAAGAAGGTGCAGGTTTCTTTTAACCAAGAGAGGATAAATAATTTACTAGCCACAAATTTAACTTTTTTACCTTCTACCGGTAGGCAGGATTTAGGCTTTATAAACGACGACAATAACGGAAGGCTTCAAATAATAGGAGACCTAATTTACCAGCTTACGCACAACGGCACGCCGGGAACTATAGCCCTAGAATTTTGGCGCCCTATTTGGGAAGTAGAAGTAAGGGTAGAAGATGTACTTAACCCCGGAACCTTTTACTATTTAAAGAGAGAATGGCAGCCAGGTTTAACGGGTGCCCAACTATACGGCCCTACAACTTGGACGACTACACCTAGCTTTTACCATATCGACGGAGATATAGGGGTAAACGAGGCTAGCGGTTTATACTTGTCTACTGCGGTAGGGATTGTAACCCCTCCGCTACCGGTGGCAGGAGACGCTACGCTAGACGTTAATTTCCAAAACGTATACGATAGCACCGGCGCAGTTCAAACGGTGCCAGGTTATTTTACCGAGATAGTACAAAGTAAAAACTTTAGAGCTTTATTTTTAAACGATAACGGCTCTACTAGCGAGGTTACAGTTTACAGCGCTACGAATACGGACGCTAATATAAACAGTAACCTTATTCTAGATTTAGGCGAGCTAAGGGTAAGCGACTCTACCGGCTTGCAGGGCAGCTTTTATGTATACGACGGCAGCGGCTGGGTACCTTCTACGCAATGGCGCAGAGGTAATACCGGTAGCTATACGAGCTTACTAAAGCTTTTAACTAATGAAGTGCTAAGCTTACATAAGAAGCCTATAGAACGCTATAGCGGTACTATTGTAGGCCCTTACTCTTTTGGTATACGCTACGAATTTGATGGCAGCTACTGGCTTCCTATGCAGGGCAGCTATAACGCTAACTTAGACGAGTGGAGTAGCGAATGGTTTAAAATAGCAAAAGACGCTACCGATATTACAGTAGATAACCCGGTCGGTACTGGAGGAGGTGCTGACTTTGTAGCTAGAATAAGCAGCCAGCAAGGCACCGACGAAATTATAAACGCTGTAACGGTTAATACAACTACTAGCGCGGTAACCGGTAACCAAACCATAGGCGGTACGCTAGGGGTTACGGGTAACAGTACTTTAGCTACTACGAGCGTAGGGGAATTTACTACTACCGATAGGGTAAACGTAACCTTAAACGAGATTACGGGTAACCCAGGAGGCAGTGAGACTATAAGCGCTACGGATCATTTTAATTTTATTAGCTATAGCGGGGGTAACGGTAACTATACTATAAATCTACCTTCAGCGGAGACCGGCGTAATAATGCGCTTTAAAACCGACGATACTATAGTAGCTAATAAGACTATAACGCTCACGCCCCAAAGCGGTGAGCGTATAGACGCCGAAGCATCTTATATAATGGATCGCAGCTACGACGGTATCACCTTACTTGGTAAGGACAGTAACTGGTATATAATACAAAAGAAAGAGAAGTAAATAAGTACTAAGTTTATACTATATTAAATACTACTAACGAATGAGAAAGGCTCAATTTTTTTACCTGCTACGCAGAGGCCTACTAAGCGGAGGCTTAAACTTAATAACGGAGGGCTTAGTTATGGCAAGTAAGTTTATAACCCAAGGGCTAAGCTTCCCCGCCCAAGGCTCGGCCGAGTTTGACGGCTCAAGCGATTACATCCAATTAAATGACCCGTTCAGTTATACGAACCACACCATAGCGGCGTGGGTTTATGCTGAAGATAACGCGTCAAACAAGGAAATTTTTGACAATAGAAACGCGTCAAGCAAGGGTTTTTTATTTCGTGTTAAAAGTGATGAAAAAGTTTTTTACCGATTAGACACCGCCACTGGTCTTGAGACATCAATCTCATATATTGAAAACTGGGTTTACGCCGTGGGTACTTATGACGGCACTACACAAAAATTATACATTAACGGAAGCCTTGAAGATAGCCAAAGTTTAAATAAAACAATATCAACAGAGCAAAACGCTATAATTGGAAAATACACTCAAACCGATTCAAACTACTTCAACGGCAACCTCGCTAACGTCGCGATGTGGAACCGCGCACTTTCAAGCGATGAGATTAATAGCGTGATGTGGAAATCTTACGAAGCGTTAAGCGGTGCGGAATCAAACGGATTGCAAGCGTGGTATAGTTTAGACGACATCACAAGCCCAGCGGCGAGCCTTGCGAATATGGAGCAACTTGCGGCGGATAAAGATGCAACAATTGAAAACAAGGCGGCCATCACGGCGGCCATAAACGCACTTTCTTAATATGGCACTAATAGACAAAGCAAGCCTTTTAATGGTGCCGAGCACCTACGAGGCGGGAAAATTATACAACGTACTACCAAGCGGGAACCGCGCACCGGATAGCACCGACCAAAATAGCGGGTACGACCAAACCCGCGCGGACTTTGATTTTGACCGCGGAAGTAATGCGGCGGCCACAAGAATTGGAAGCGATGGGTTACTGAAGAAATATCGGGAGAACTTATTGACCCAATCAAACAACTTTAGTCATTCGGATTGGAATGTAAAAGCGGGTACCTTTACTCAAGGTGTTGAAGACCCCGACGGAGGCAATAACGCTTGGGCTTGGGCGGCAACAAACACCGACCCTTATTTGTATCAAAGTGGAAAATCTTTGACCGGTGTTACTACCTTATCTATTTGGGTAAAGGGTGTAGGTTCTACGATTGGCGCAAGTTTTCAAATTAGAACGGGTGCCGCACCTTATAAAAACCTTACACTAACTGGAGATTGGCAAAGGGTAGAACATTTTAACACCAACACAAGTGCAACATCCGTAGGTTTTGAATACGGAAACCCCGCAGTAGTAGGCGATGTGGTGCATATTTACCAAGCGCAATACGAAGCTGGTACAATAGCAACCGACTACCTCGACTCCACAAGCGTAACGGCAAAGGCGGGCGTACTTATTGACTTACCGCGCATTGATTACTCAAGCGGAGCGGGTGCGTTGCTTTTGGAGCCGCAGAGGGCGAATGCTATTCAGTATAGTGAGTACTTTAATGCAAGTAGTTGGGTTAAACAAAATTGCACAATTACATCAAATTATGCTATTTCTCCAGAAGGAGTAAATAATGCATCAAGAATTGTTAGTAGTGGTATTTTCTTCTTATATCAATTATTTACATTTACAAATGCAGTAGAATATACTCTTTCTTTTTATGTGAAATCTAATGGTAGTGGTAATGATAGTTTTAGACTATATGCCGAAGGTAATTCTGCAACTAAAACCGCCACAAACGAATGGGTAAGACACGAATACACTTTTACGGGTCAAGGCACAAATAAAGATTTTGGTTTAAGAGATGTTGGAGGTTCATCTCTTGATATTTTAATTTGGGGCGCACAAGTCGAACAAGGAAGTTACGCAACATCCTACATACCAAATATGGGGGAGTCCGGCGGGGTTACCCGTGCGGCGGATTCTTGCAAGATAGCACACGGCGAAGGTTTGCCAACTGATTACCCTTTTGTGATGTATTCCGAAGCAGAGATAGACACCACAAAGGGTTCACGTTGCATTTTAAGTTTTTTAAATGAGGCAGTAGGTAACAATTATTTTTCTTTAGAGTTTGGTGTGATAAGTGGAAAATTTACCGCAGTAAATAGAAGTCAAGCCGTTATTTATAGAGTGGATAGTTCAAACACTTATTCTGACGGAAAACATAAAATCGCGATTTTATTTTCATCGTCCACACATTTCAAAATGTATGTAGACGGCGCAGAAGCGGGAGAAGAAACACACGCGGCATCTGCTTTTAGTAGTGATATTAAAGATGTTTTAGCTGGTCAATTAAGAGTGGTTAGCGATACCGGAACAAGACACCCGCTTATTCAAATAGGATTCTTTAACGAGGCTTTGAGCGATAGCGAACTTGCAACCCTTACAACTTTATAACGCTATGAAGTATACATTTAGAAAATACGAGTTTACCGACGCGGCGAGCGCACAAAGCGCAATCGACGCGCTCGGTTTATCGGAAGAAGGAAACCCAACCCACCGCCACACTATCGCAATGCTTGGCCACATCGTAACTACACCGGCCACATACGACGAAGAAGGTGAGGAACTAACCGCGGCGGTACTTGCTGACAACTATTCCGTCGATGTGCTTTGGCGTGATGGCGTGGTAGCTGATTGGGACGATCATTTGGTTTGGCCCGATCCAGTAGGCGTTCATAGCTTTGGCAATAGTGAGGCAAACGCGGAATACACCGCGACGCTTTACACCTTATTCCCCGACCGCGTGCCGGTAGTAGATAACGACATAAACGAATAACGATGGCAGTAACTACAACACAAACGAACAAACCAATAAACCCTCGCGGAAATGACCAAAGCCCGAAAGGGTACAACCGCGCCGCGCTTTATTCGGGCAAGGCGTTAGACTTTGATGGGGTTAATGATATTCTAACGATGCCAACGGCGTTGACCAGTTCTTTAAGCACGACAAGTGTAACCTTTGTTACAAATGTAAAAACGGATTTTGCAACTTGGTCGGGAACGCGAGATGACGCTTTTTCATTCGCTGAACGTGGAATGATTTTAACGTTTCTCAACGGAGCTATATATTACTTTTACCGCCACTCAAGCGGGTGGCAAACTTTACAAGTGCCAACCGCTAATTTTAAGCCGCAAGAATGGAACCAAATGGTTACGACCATTGACCTAAACGCAGACACTTGGAAAGCATATATAAACGGCATTGAAGTAGCAACAAGCGGCACCTATTCCGATACGGCTATTGCTTACGATTCAAAAGCTTTGACTATTGGCGCACAAGCGGGCGAAAGATTCTTTGACGGCCAAATCGCTGGCTTTAAAATCTTCAACACCGCCCTAACCGCCGCACAAGTGGCCGACCTATACAACAACCCCGAAAAGGTAGTCCCTACGGGAGTGGATAACACCGCTTTAAAGTTATGGCTACCAATGCAAGAAGGCGCGGGAACGACGGCTTACGATGGTAGCGGAAACGGCAACCACGGGACAATCAGCGGAGCTACTTACGTCAATGGCGTAGGCGCACCCGTAGCGCAAACGGCGGTTATTGATTGGAATAAGGGGGCTAACCTTTTAAAGTATTCCGAGCAGATAGACAATGCAGTTTATACAACTGGCGGAGGTTCGGGGCATTCTGTTGTGGTAACGGCAAACCACGGAACTGCACCCGATGGAACGCAAACCGCTGACCGCGTACAAATAACAAGAGGAAGCGTTTATGCGGAGTTATTCCAAAGAACAACTACCAGTATGGTGGTGGGGGAAGATTATGTACTTTCTTTTTACGCTAAATCTTTGAGCGGTACGCCAACACTTTACACCGCTTGGAATAACGCTTATGTAAACGAGGTTACATTCACGAGTGAATGGGTGCGTTATGATTACGTTTTTCAATATGTATCAAGCGGAACGGGTTCGGGTTTAAACCTTGTAACTTGGGTGGATTTACCAACAACAAGCACAACGGCAGACCTTTTAGTTTGGGGCGCACAAGTAGAACAAGCCTCAAGCGTTGGCCCTTACATCCCAACACTCGCAACCGCCCAAACCTCCCCCGTATTACTTCCCCAAGGCTTAACAAGTGGCCGCGACATTACGGGCGTGAATCTATTTGAAAACGTGCGGAAACAAGGTGCGCTCAATCTTGACGGGAAGTCGTGGGCAGAGGTTCACGATAATGCGAGCCTTGATTTTGGCACGGGTTCGTTTACGCTTGAGGCGTGGGTTAAGGCAAAGTATATTAACCAAGGTTCGGTTTTCAATATGATTATAAGTCTTGGTGACAATATCACATCGTCTAACAATGCTGGATTAATGCTTTTGAATAATAATGTGCCTTATTTTATTTATTCAAACCCCGGGGCATCTTCTGGTTCAGCACAAACCGAAGGGGATTGGATTCATCTTGTCGGCACTTATGACGAAACAAATACAACGCTTTATGTCAACGGGGTTCAAGTAGACCAAGACGCAAGAACGGCGTCGGATATAACAAACGGGTTCGCGAAACTTATTGGTAGAGATGGCACCGACCCAAATAGGTATTACAACGACCAAATCGCCCAACCGCGCATCTATAACCGCGCATTGACCGCCGAGGAGGTGCAGAGATCATACGACAGCGGTAAGAACATCTTTACTAATAGCTAATAAATAAAATAATGAGAGGCAATTTATATATATCAGTACCAGCAGCAGACAAAGCTAAAGCGCTTCCTGCTTCTATTACTCGCTACGATTGGGTAGAGAATACCTATAACGAGGAAGGTGAGCTGGAGTCTACGACAGCGATCCACCCAACTTGGAGCCAATACGGCGAGAAGTACGCGCCGCAATACGGCGCCCCGGTAAGCGTTACTGTAGGTACAAAAAGCTTTGTAGTATATGAGCTTACAGCTAGCTGGAAGGACAGCGAAGTAAGCGCTTTACTAGCGTTAGGAAAAGGAAAGACAGCGCCTAAGTATACGGTATATACTGCCGAGGAAGCTAGAGCTTTTATAATTGCTAACACTGAAAGCCAGCTATAAAATGCCTAACGAAATATCCCAGGAAACGGTAGTAGGATTATCGCTTAAAAGCATAGGGGGTATAGCTGCCGCCGCAGGTACGCTAGCTGTAGGCTGGTTTACTTTGCAGGCAGATATAGCAGAGGCTAAGGAATTGCCCGCTCCAGTTATTAGCCGTACGGAGTACGACTTAAAAGACGAGCTTATACGCGAGACTATTATGAATACGCAAAGCGACGTAGAAGACATTAAAAGCCAGCTCGATAAAATAGAAGAGCGTTTGTTTGAAATGAAATAATATGAAACCCTTTGTACTAAGTATTTTTTTACTGTATACCTCAACCTTCAGCGACACCCGCTTAAAGGGTAGCTGGTCTAAGGGCATAGCTGTAGTACAGTATAACGCGGAGTTTAATAGATCTAACAGCGTGCCGAACCTTTCTAGGGTTTCGGATGCTAGAATTTTCAACGCTTGGATAGATCAAAATCCGGAGCTTAAGGAACTAGGGCGTATAAAATCCGTACCTACTTTAGTATTATATAAGGACGGTATCGAGGTGCGTAGGTGGGAGGCTGGTATTTCTATGAAGCTAGACATAAGCTATAGAGAGGTGCAGCAATACGTAGACGAATTAACCGGAGCCAATAAATTTTAAGATGAGAAAAACCTACCTAATAACCTTCTTTTTATTTGTCAATACTGTAATAGCTCAAACGGCAGTAAAAGACTTCTTTAAGTATTCTACGGTTTATACGAGCGCTTATGCGAGTAACCCTATGTACGCGCAGGAGGTTTGGTATACTACCCAGGCCGGCGACTTATTTAACTATACCGAGGACTTCGCCTTCGATTATACGGCGACGCTAGGAATACGTAAGGTAGCTCGGTATAAGTACGAGAATCGCCAAAGCAGGTTCTACGATGGGCAGCGAGAAAGCACTACAGCTTTAAGCGCAACGGTAGGAGCTGTTAAGGGGTTCGAGTACTTAGCACAGTACGACCGAGGAAGACAGCAAGGCCGGGACTATAATAACCAGCGCTACTTCTTACGTTACTTAACGAAGTACTTTATTTTTAAAGGGGAATACCAGCACCAAGGCTTAGCACGCTTAGACTATACCCAGGTCGAGACACGCTTACGGCTTCATATTGGGGAGCTGGACTTTTCGGCGGGTATAGCCGGAAG